GTCCCGCTTTTACTCTAAAATCTTTTGTTACTGTTGCCATTTTATCTCCTTAGTTAGGCCTTTAACCCAATACGCAAATAGCGCAGGGTTATTGGTGTTTGCCCACCTACTGGAACTACAGTTAGTGAAACTGTATCTCCCGCTCTAGACACGGAGATGGTGCCAATATTCCCATCATTGTCTACTGTTCCATATTCACTAACGCTTACATTTGTAGCGTCAGGGACTATAGTTAATTCTGTGGCCCAATATTTATTTGCACCACCAGAAGTCTTTTTAATTGAGATCATATACTTTACAGATCTCCACTCACTTGCTAAAAAGTTATCAAAAATTGTTGAGTTTTCAATGCCGTTGATTGTAGACTCGTTGTTACCATCTGAACCAAGGTCTGTAGATCTAGCAGATGTGCTATCAATTAGATCTTCGTAGTTTCCTTGGGTAGGTCTGTCTCCAGTTTGAAATAAAGACTTGATGCTTGAGATTGATAGTTTGGCCATGCTTGAATTATATCACATATTTCAAAGTATATAGTTAGAGAAGCCAATAATTTGTAAAGGAATTGCTGGTATGTTTCCAATAGAACTTGGGATCTGAATTGCTGTAAATCTTATTCTAAATGGTAGTACTGAGTTTACATTTACCCCTCGATTTGGCTTGGTAATTTCTACATTTGAAAAAGAAACTCTTTCAACAACTTTTGTAAAAACTGGGGTATTGTTATTTATAACAACTGTTGCCATTAGTTTGTAACATCCTCAAGGAGAGTAATCTTCCCTTGAGCAACTGTCCAAACAAGTGTGTCCTGTGGAAGACGTAATTCAATATCAAAAATATCATTTGTTCTTAGTAGTGCAGTTTGTGCTGCGGTTAGATTAACCTTAAACTCACCGTCACCATCATCTAGGTCTTGTTCTGGTGTAATTGTAAAAATTAATGTTGCAGTGTCTGTAATTATTTGAGGCTCAACTGGGGTAGTAGGTCTTTTAAACTCTACCTCTATTGTCCAGTCAGGGATATCTAAAGGTTGCTTGGCATCATCTGTTACGTAAACCATAAAGGAAGCTGTATCGCCTTTTACAATTGTCCAATTAATAAATGGTGGTTTTTCACCAATATCATATGTAGATGCGCCTTGACCTCTATAAGTTGCCATTATGCTAAACCTGCTTTCAGTAATTTCTAAGTGCTATGGTATTTCTATTATACCACTTTCAATTATAACAAATGTATAACAAAAATAAAAAAATGTTAAAAGTTTGACTCTACAGGTTAAATCATGTTATACTTGTACTATGCTACCAACAGGTAGCAATTGTACTCTAGGAGGTATTTTTTATGAGAAGAGACAAAATGGCTTGGATTGGAATCCTATCTTTAGTTGGGGTTATCTCACCTATGAGTAACGCTGCTAATGCCGAAACTACTAAAAATAATTTATCGATAAAACAGGCTCAAAACCTTACTGCCACCCCCAAGGTGGCTTTTGTTGTTTCTAAAGCAAAAATGTTAGATAGATATGAAAATAAAACACATCTTACAGATCGTGAGCTAAAGCATCTTCTTTCTCTTGTTGGGTTTAAGGGAAATGATTTAGTTGTAGCCTGGGCTATTGCTAAGAAAGAATCTAATGGCAGACCTTTGGCTTTTAACGGAAACCATAAAACAGGAGACTCATCATATGGCGTGTTTCAAATTAATATGATTGACCAACTTGGTCCAGATCGTAGAGATAAGTTTGATCTTGAGTCTAATGCTGAGTTATTTAATCCCGTAAAAAATGCTGAGATTGCTCACTACATGTCCCAAGGCGGAGATGATTGGTCTTCTTGGAAAGGGATTACTCCAAGAACTAAGTTCTGGATGAGTAAGTTTCCTAAATAACCTTTAAGGTAAAAAAAAATACCCTTGCTTTAATAAGTGGGGGTATTTTTTTATTATACTTACACCATCAAGAAACTGATATATACATACCCTTTAAAATGATGGTGCTTTCATTATCTGCTCTTGCTTGAATAATACCACCTTCAGATTTGATTTTTGATAAGTCGACATATAGGGTTTGGCTAACAGACATTTCATATGGGTATTTATATTTTAACATTCCGATATATCCTGTTGGAGATTCTACTTTTGGAATATATGTTCTAATCCAGGCTTCTGTGCTATTTGTGTCGGTAGTCAATGCTATATCATATCTAATGTCTACTCTAGTCCCTACTTTTAATTGCTTAAAATTAATCCTTTGTGTAACTGAACTCCAGAGTGATACTGAGCCTGCTGGAAGGAATTGTAAAATATTATTGTTTTCATCATCATCCATTAAGATATTTACCCAGCCATCATCTCCTCTATCAGGTCCTAGAAATAATGGTTTTCTATTTTTATTTTCATAGTATGCCCAACCTGGGTATTGACCCGAAGGACTTTCATATCCTTGACCACCACCACGTCCAGGTTCACCTTTAGGCCCTTGCGGTCCTTGAGGACCCTCTTTACCATCTTTTCCTGGAATTCCCCTATCACCTTTTGGGCCTTCAGGTCCTTGTGGTCCTATCGGTCCTTGATCCCCTTTTTCACCCTGAATTCCTGGTACAGCGATATACTCAGTATTACTGGCTTCTATGCTTTTGGTTGACTTTATTGCTTCCGAATATCTTGCTTTTGGGGCATCCATATTTTTTGATATGGCCATGTGCTATTTCTTTACTTTAAAAATAGTACCGTTTATCCTTATAATTGGTGGAAGTTTTGTATTAGTATCTTTAATTTTAATTATCATTTAAGATACTCCGCCCAAAGTATTTCTTGTAGTTGATGGAGAAACATCTCCAAGAACACAGATGGTTCCAATTACTGGAGTCCAGGTAATTGTTGAATCTCCGTCTGGAACTATGGCCTGAAGGTCAAAAGATAATTCTGCAACTACAGACTTATATTTAGATCCCCAGTTTTCAGTAATTGAAGCGGGAGCGCTAACGGTAACAACAGAGCCATCTACCGTAATATCTAATTCATCCAAAACGTCTGTAGTAGGATCATAAGCTGTGGCTGCAAAGCCCCATCCAACTGTATCAAATTCTTCAACTTCATCATTTTCAAGAAATGAAACTGTAAATGAAGCATAGTCTCCACGAACGACAGTCCATTGTATATTTGCTGGGGTTGCCCCAAATCGTTCTATTGTAGGTGAGCACATAATAATTGATTATACCATAAAATAAGGCTAACACTCAAGAGCAGTGGGGTGGGGTAGGCAACTTGAGTGCTAGCACTAAGATTATATCTTATTATTTATTTAAAACCAGGTTATTAAGGATTGTTATAACAAAAATTTATAGTATTAAATTGTTATCAAATTGTTATAATAAGAATAGTTACAAATGTCCGTTTTATACTAATAGTCCAGGGTATTGATAGTGTATACTTAAAATATATAAAGAAAAGAATATACTGTAAATAAGGTTTTTAGATATAAAGTATATTATATATAAGGAAAAGGGAAAACTCTACTTAGAGCGAGAAATATACTCAAGCAATATATCATACATATGATCTAGTTTATCACTAGTTGCTTTACGAAGTTGCTTGGCTTCTTCTTGTTCTGCTTTAATTGCCTTGATCTCATCACGCATACTGGTTCCGCCGTTAGTTTTGGTTTCGGCACGAATATCGCAAACCGCTTCGTGTATAGGCTTGATCTGGACTTTAATATACCAACGAATAGCACCAACGATAATTGCTCCAATTGAAAGCAAAGTAAGTATAAATTGTGCCCAATCGGTTGTGGTCATAATAAACCTATTATACATTATATTTTGCTTTAAATTTCGGCGGGATACAACAAAGCCGAAAATAGAGGGTATACAAACCTCCCTTAGACAACATATGGGACACACTCCCAATAGTGTCTAATATTGGCTCCTATGCTCCATATGGGCTATAATGGTTTATATGGAAGATGTTACTATTGGAGATTGGCTCAAACCTTCTACTCCCAGAGCCAGCAAAGATGTTATAGATGATCGTATGGCAATATGCACCAATTGTGAATTCTTTAAGAAGAATGGTGCCAGATGTAAGAAGTGTAATTGCTTTATGAAGTTAAAGACTGATCTATTAGATGCTCGTTGTCCTATTGGGAAATGGTGATTTAGCCAGCGACCAGGAGATAATGGTTTGTATACCGTCGCATATTTGACTATAACAAACCGTTATAAATATAAAACCTTAGTTTTCTGGTTTGTGAGCATTTGAGGTTTTGCAACTACATCCATTACAACAGGTTTCTGAAAATATTTTTACAGCCAGGTTTGGATATTCTGGTTTGTAGAATGAGCTTTCAAATTCAAAGTTTTCATCCCATGCGTTCTCTAGGTTGTCTAGTATGCCCATAGTTTTATTATACCCTATCCCCTGGAAAATCTGAAAAATTATAAAATTGGGTTTTGCCAAAATCTGAATATTTTTCTAAGATGTACGATACACATATAAATAAATAAAATTGTAAAAATATAGTGCGCCCGTAGGCGGTGCTCCTATTTCTAGGAGACACCTTGCAAATAACCGTCAATTCCTAGCAGATCGCAAGTTACCTTAACTCTCTGGTTTTCTTTTAGTGTTGTTTTGTATAGGTCAATAAAATCATAAACCTCTTGCTTAGTCATAAGGTTAATATCTTTAGTGTTACCTAGCATAGATGTTAATGTAACTTTCATTTAGTGTCTACCTCTCTAATCATATAGGTAAATCCCTTACCTAATTTATTTAATTCTGCGATAACCGCTAGGATTTCCTCTGGCTTGTTAGCCTTTTGGTTTACTGCTAGTAATTGGCTACCCTGCCAAAGTGTGTAAGTGATAGTCATTTATTTAACCTCCTCTAGGGTAGTTTCTAACACTACCCAACCCTCTAAAACCTTTTGGCTTAGGTAATCCCAAGCCTTAGTCTCGCTTTCGCATAGGGCTTGGATAGTACCTGTCCAACCCATATTAGAACCAACCCAAGTTAGTAGGTATTGTGTTTTTGTTAATGTAGTCATTTTAGACCACCTTTCTTTAGGTTATACTTTAACCTTCTATACATAGTATTCTAGCACCTACCACTGACATTTTGACCCCTTTTCTCGGGCGTGTCGTAATTTATTTTTGTGGCGTTGATCACATATACCCTGGGAGTTTCCTGAGAGCGGCCCGGCCCCTTGTGGATAACCTGTGTATAAGTACCTATTAAAGGCTTGATATATCCTTAATCACAAGCGCACCACAATGAACCACTTTCAATAGTGCTCCAATGTCCGTCTATATCACAATAAAAGGCATTTTCTATCATCTCATCTGTGATAGTTTCAATAGTTAGGAATGGGAATTCCGCTATTAGTTGATCAATTACATTTTTTACTTTTGACATTTTATTGTCCTTTCGTTTAGTAGTTATACTTTAACTATCTAATACTGGAAGTATAGCAAACCATACTGACAAATACAAGTCTAAACACGGCGTGTCGTGTGTGATCTCTACCACACAGCCCGGCAAAAATGTGGTACACATCACATTTGACCCCCCTTATAAAACCCCTGCTCAGAGCCTTAATTCCCCTATCTCTGGAGATGTGGTGTACATCACAAAACGAAATGTCCGATTTATCATAGTTACTTGTCAGTAAATGTCAGACCCCCCTGTTATACTTCTAGGTATAAAGAAAGTTAATCAAGGTGATTAACAAAGAAAGGAAAACAAAATGTTTTCACTAAAATATAAAATGACTAGAATTGGTCGCTACGGAAATGTAGAAACCGTTACTACTAAACTCCCTATGAAAAGTGAGTTAGCCATAAATAATTGGTTAGACTCAGATGTTGCTAAGGGTTGGACTATCCTAGAAGTAGAGGTGAACTAATGACTAATATCCTTACTCATAACCTAGGTTATATTCAGCAATATAATCGTCATCTAATGCTAAATAACCGTAACGGTTTAACTAATTGCCAATGCAAATTGTATTGCGCCCCTGATGCTATGTATTCAGACAAGATCAAGAAAGTAGGTACTAAGTAATGGTACAAGTAAAATTGACTTCGTTTAATGGTAATGTAAGGCGTGTGGAATTTGCTACCGCTTCTCTTGCTGATAACTATATCAAGGCGCTACCTAATGCGCTACCCAAATCAATTACCTTGCAAGTAGAGTGCGACGCTCTAACACTATCAGGACATATCAGAGGAGTTAAATAATGAATATTGAAACAAAAGAAGTTGTATCCCTATGCAATAAAATTCGTGGAAACGATAAAGATACTGGCGTTCACTATTTAGCAGGTTACCTATGGGCAAGCCTTGCGGATAGTGAAAGAGAAAGAATCTTTGAAATGTTTAAAAGTGATTTAGAATTGGAGAAAAATAATTGAGTAACTTTTTCGCAAGTGGTAATGCACTTTTATTTTTTTCACTAATTAGTTTTTTTGTTTCTATTTATTTATTTGCAAAAGAATAACGGAGGCGGCCCGGCGCAGTCGGGCGTGTCGCATGTGATAAGAAACACATAAAAACTTTCCCGAATTACGGCGTGTCGATTTGCATTTCTGGAAGTTGTCTGCTAGTATTGCTACTATAACAATTAAATAACGCCATAAGTAATGTGATTAACCTCACACAAAATATGTCTGATATGTCCGAATTTGAATTTGTATTTGTCAGCCATAACTGCTAAAATAGTTACATAAAGAAAAAGAAAAGGAAGTGCTAACAATGGCAACTAGAAAATATAATATCGTAGAATTACTAGACGGAAAAGCCTATCGCTCACACTCTCGTAAAATTGAGGGAGTTATCGTATGGGCAGAACCTCGCCCCTCAATTTGGTACGGTGAGAACTATGAGGCTTATCTTATCAAGGTGCGCCCTCAATATAAAATAGGCTCACTACTAAAGAAAGATTTTTATGCTACCGTAGCAGTAAAGGTTGGTGAGTAATAATGGGAAATTTATTTGATGAACTATCTAATGTATTTATTTGCGATAACTGCGATACTCTTGCTACGGTGTCAGTACAAGGCGATACAATAAATATAACACAATGCGCTTGCGTACAACTATTCACAACACAAGAAAACAACTAAAAGAAAAGGAACAGAAAATGAAAAAAATATATCACTCCCTGCAATTCGTAACAGAAGTAGACGAAACTCACCCAGTAGTACAACGCCTGCTATCACTTTCAGAACTTGACCAAGTGCAACTGCTTGAGTCAATGCTTAAAGAAATGCTTGCACCACGCATTCAACCTGCACTAGATGAAATAAATGAGCGGGGCACTTATGCAATTCTTAAGGTGGCAGAGTAATGATGACACGCAAGGACTATGTAGCCGTTGCAGAAATTCTTTCATCGTATAAAGATTTAATCGGTGATGAATTTACTTTTGAGGATTTGGTAGAGGATTTTTCTGGAATGTTTGCAGAGGATAATCCAAATTTCAAACACGAAATATTTAGAGAAGCGTGTTTGAAAAACAATTTCTAAATAAAATAAAAATCCTGAGCAAGATCTAAAACTGCTCAAATTTTGGCCCGGCGTGTCGTCCACAGGTTATCCACAACCCTTTACGTGTGATATTAAACACACCCCGAAACACCTTTACGGACTTGTATTTGTCAGTCCCAGATGATAGGATTACAGAGTAATCAAATAAAGAAAGAAGGAATATCTATGAACCTAGATGAATTCAAGGCTCACGTCAAGACCCAACGAGAAGCAAGCAAGGTAGAAGCCTTGTCAGCCCTCTCTGCTACTATTATTGTAAAGAAAGAAGGAAACTAATGGAATATAATTACTCACTAACTACTTCGTATGACGGAGTACTTGTTTATACTATGCGTGTTAGCGATATGCTAGAAGCCGTAGACGCTTGGAATAAGTGCGTGGACTTTGGTGGCGCATATGAATACGCAACCTATAACTTGTCAGACCCAACAGGTAAGATGTACACTAAGACTTTTTATCGTAACGGAGAGGTAAAGGTAAAGTAATGAAAGACCCTATCACTTGGAAGTCTAATCACGACTCAACCCTTATAGATAAGATGAGTGCAGATGAATTAGAATTATTTGAAGCAGACATAAACGATGCTATTGACGGCGTAATCGAAGATTGGGAAGGTAGATAATATGGGAAGTGTAACAGCAATAGGATTAGCAGACTCAGTACTAGACTTAGAAACTCAGATACTTTATCACCTTAAAGGTAATCACTATCCTCCAGTACCCGCAGAAATGGTGCAACCTTGCATAGAGGCTATTGACGCATACTATGACGAGGACTATGGGCGCTTGATAGATATGCCTATGGTTGGTAACTTTCAGATACTATACCGTGGAGAAAAGCAAGCCCCTGCACACGCTATTGTAGATCAACACCACCTGGAATGGTTTATCCAGCCAGCAGAGGACATTCCTGATGAGTGGATCGAGGACTAATGTATACACTTTGGGTTGGCGGGAGTAAGTTAAATTCTTATTCAGATAAACACAATGCAGAATACTTTGCTCAGGAAATGATTGAGATGGGCTACGATGATGTAGTTATGGAGTTTATCAGTGAGTGATTGGACAGTTTGGGTAGGTGGCGGGGAGTATACCTCCCACTACCTATCAATTAATCAAGCAAGCGATCTTGTTGAACACCTAAAGTGGGATTTAGGATATGACGATGTATTTATGGAGTGTGTGAATGAGTGATACAATGGAAACTATGCAATTTGTATACGCTGACTTACTGACTCCCGCTCAACTTATGGTTGGCGATCTAATCAATGTTGATGATGACATTGTTGAAGTTTTGTCCGTTATAGATGATGCAACAGGTGATAACTATATAGTTACACATCGCAATGATTTTGGTGAAACATACGAAACCGCTTGCACCTTTGAGGATATGTTTAAACTCTATGTCTTTATAGACGAGGAATAGGCAGGCCGGGCCGCCTGTGGCCTAGATCACAGTTACGTACCGTGTTTAAAACCCCCTAGAACTTGTATTTGTCAGTTCAGCCTGCTAGGATTAGAATAATCTAAACGAAAGGTCGTGCCAAGTGCGATACGAAAATGATGAGTTCTATGATGAACTATATGCCACAACTTCACCAGATGAAACCTATGGCAACTGCAATGTTTGCCGTAATGAAACAGAACTAAATGCTTTTGATCTATGCTGGTCTTGTGAGTTAGAGGCTGCTATGTATCCGTCTTATTCAACTTTTGATTTAGTTTCACACCATATGGAAACTCGTATGGCTGATGCAGAAATGGGTGACCTATAATGGATTCATATGATGACTACTATGAAAATACTGAACGTGTATCTATTGGTTGCTATTGTAAAATAAATTTTGTTTGCTCTGAATGCAAACCTAATTACTATTGAGGGGCCGGGGCAAAATGTCCGTTTTGTCCAATTAAGATGAGTTGTATTTTTCCCCTAAGTCTGCTAAAATTATTATATGAAAAAAACAGCAGAGGAATTACGCAGGCTTATGGAATTGCGCCGAAGCAATGCTGCCTCTGCCGTACCCAATAAAAAGAAATACAACCGCAAGAAATGTCAGTCCCTAATGCTAGAATTAAAGAAAGAAAGCGAGTAACCACCATTACTAAATTACTCAGAAGCAAAGATCGGAAAGTAGCCAATGCCGTTACCCCCAATGGAAAACAAGCAAGTATCGCCAACACTTTTGGATTGCCTGCTGGAAAGGCTTACTCGTGCCCTGGTGCAACCAGTGTGTGTGAGTCGGTTTGCTACGCAGGAAAATTGGAAAAGGTATTCCCAACAGTAAAGAAAAACTTATTGCATAACTGGGAATTGCTACGCAATGCAGACGGCCTAACTATGGTTATGCTATTAGAAGAAATGATTAGTGATTTTGTTGCTGATTGTGAAAAGCGCAATGCACCTATGCTATTCCGTATTCACTGGGATGGAGACTTTTTCAATGACACTTATACCAATGCGTGGAAAGTTGTAATCAATAACAATACTAACATTCAGTTTTGGGTATATACCAGAGTTAAGTCTGCGGCCATAACTCTAAAAGACATTCCTAATCTATCTTTATATTATTCTACAGATAGCGAGAATAAGGAGATAGGTATTGGTCTCAAGAATGATCACAGTATTAGTCTTGCATACCTTGCTAAGAATTTTGAAATAGGCCAGGCAGATATGAAAGCCCTTACCAATAGGCCTGGCGCTAAGTGCCCTGAGAATAAAAAGGCTATTCCCCTTATCTCTCAGAAAGGCTCAGCCTGCGCCTCTTGCAAGTTGTGTATTTATGAGAAAACTGATATAGTGTTTAGTGCAACCAAAAAGTAAGGGGAAGCCTATTCTAACAGTAACTATATTAACTTTCATCTTGCTAGTGTTCGTTCTTGCAGGGCTAGGGCATTAGTGATACAGATCACACAGAAAGGGTCTCAATATATGAGATTATCAAGGCTAGGAATTGTATTTCTGAGATTTTTCGGTTATACTAGATATATAAGCAAAACCAACCAACACAGAAAAGGAAACAAAATGACAGTAGCAACAGCAACATACAAGGTCGGCGACACCTACACTTCACAGAAGTCAAAGGTTACAGGAACTATCTTGGAAATCGTACCAACAGACAAGAACACAGTTCGTGTGAAGTTAGATGTAAATGGCAACACACGCTGGACTACTTGGAAGGCGTAAGCCTTTCATAGTCGCCAATGTACAGCGACTCTAAATAAGTGGCAGGAACTATCCTGAGCAAGATACTAAACTGCTCACCACAATGTCAGACCTACCCACTATAATAGAAATATAACCCACCAAAGAAAAGGAAACCTATGTCAAGAGGCAAAGCAATATCAGTAAAAATCCCTACTCAGCGAGTAATCGCAGGGTTAGAGTCATCACTCGCTAAACTAGAAGCAAACTACGCAACACAAGAAGCCAACGAAGCAAAGTATGAAAAGGCTATGGAAAAATGGCGCAAGGAACTTCAGGCGTTTGCTATTGCAAACATCAAGAAGGCTGAAAACTTCCGTACAAACTATCGCTCATACAATAACAGACTAAACATTGACTATGATATTATTGTAGCCAATGATAAGGAACTGCCAGTAGAACCTGAGCGTGAACACGAACTTCTGCGCCAACACGAATATCGTGAGCAGAAAGAGGAAATCACAAACGCAATCCGTATTCTAAAAATGACAGATGAGGAAGTTGTAAATACTTCTACATACAACGCGGTTGCTCGTTATCTATAAATAAAATTAGGGGGGCAACTTAAAGTCCTGAACCCTAACGACCTGAGTAAGTCGCAAAACTGCTTATACAATTTAATAATTGCAGGGGTTCCAGAATAGACTAGTCGCCTCTGCATCACCTGAGTAAGTGTATAAACTGCTCACTAAGTTTCACAAGAAGGATAAACGTGGATATTAGTTCCACACACGTCCTAGTGAAAAATTCCTGAGCAAGAATTAAAAAGGCTCATTTTTGCGGCCGGGCCGCAGTGATCAACATCACAGTGTGATTAAGACCACTTTAAGAAATGTCCGATTTGCCCCATATCTAACTAGCCTAGTTTGCATATGTCAGCCCATACTGCTACACTTAGAATATCAACAACAGAAAGAAGGAAAATCGTGGCTCACGATCTAGAAACACAAAATGGCAAAACCTCATTTGCGTCATTCAGAGAACCTGCTTGGCACGGATTGGGAACAGTATTTACCGAGGAAAAGACAACAGCAGAAATGCTAGAGGCTGCAAGCCTTAATGGTTGGAATGTTCGTCTTGAGGATATGGAAACACCTGCACACCTTACAAGCGACAAGGCTTACCAATATGTCTTGCGTACTAATCCTACTAACAATACCCAGACAGATATTCTTGGTGTAGTTGGTGAGCGTTATCACGTATTGCAGAATGAGGATTTATTTTCATTCGGTGATAATATTCTTGACGGTGGTGGACGTTGGGAAACTGCTGGCTCAATCAAGGGTGGTCGTGTTGTATTTGGTGCGTTAGCACTAGAGCGTGAAACAATCCTAGACCCTAATGGTGTTGCCGATAAGGTTAAAACTTATTTGCTCATCAATACATCACACGACGGCTCAATCGCTATTCAAGCAAGCATAACACCCGTTCGTGTTGTGTGCGCTAACACTCTCAATCTTGCACTTAATACTACACGCAAGAAAAATGGCATCAAGCAATCTTTCAAGATACGCCATACACAAACTGCTAATGGTAAAGTGCAAATCGCTCGTGAGACTCTTGGTCTTGCTAATTCTTATATGGACGCTTTTGATGTTATGGCTAAGGCTATGATTGAAAAGGAAGTTACCGCTATTGACTTTAACAAAATTATTCTTGCTGCATATGCTAAGCCAGAAAAAGATGCTAAGGGTTCAATCAAGAAGTGGGAAAACAAGGTAGATATGATTAACGATATTTACACTGGCGAATATAACGGAATGATTGCTGGTAATGCGTGGGGTGCATTTAATGCACTTACTGAGCGCCTTGATTGGTATCGTTCTGCTCGTGGTGGTTCTAACGAGTCAATCCTTGCAAGTGCAAGTGGATTTGATCCTGCAATTAACGCAGAGAAAAATCGTTTGCTAAAAGTTGTACAAGGTGTTATGCAAATCGCATAGCGTAACAAAATAAATCCTGAGCAAGATTTAAAACTGCTCGCAAGATTCCATAGATCAATTGGTTAGATCGCTACCCTGTCACGGTAGAGGCTGCGGGTTCAAGTCCCGTTGGAATCGCCAAGAAATACGGGCCGGGCCTAGTTTAGATAATACTATTAATCATAAAACCTTATTAAGAGGAGATGAGATTTTTCCCAGACCTTTATTACGGTAGTTGCTATTTTTTCCCAGTTCGGGTACAATTAATATATACCTACTACCAAAGGATACACCAGTGAGAGAAAGATCAAAAGGATATATCGGTCAGATAGTTGACGGCAAGAAGTTAGCAGTAATCGCTAATGGAATCTATAATCTACAGTATAGTAGCGACTTTAGTGAATGTACAGTAGACGGTTTGTTATTTGTTACCCTTGAAGAAAAAAATGTATACGGCGACAATAAGTATGCATTGGTTTGCTCAGAGGGTGTTGGCTGGGAGCAGGATACATTTGGCTGTCTAGAAGTACCAACAAACATTGGGCCTATGGGCCTATGGAATGGCAGAGTGTTTATATCAGTAGACACCGTTAAAGAATGTCTAACAGATCAAACAGCAGATATCGCAGACTACATCCGTGTCTTTGGTGACAGACTAGATAATAACTGTTCCCTATGGCAATCCAAAATGTCAGTGGCAGAGGATACAATAGTAATATGACAACAGAAATCACAGAAAACCCTGAAATGTACGCAGACTACTATTCTTGCGACCTTGCTATCTCTATTACAAATATCAAGGCTAAGAATAGACACCACGCAGAAGCCGTTATGCAAACCTTCATAGATGAGATTGCTAAAGTAATGGATGATGAACTTAGTTGGGATGATGCCCAATGGGATATAGAGGAAAATGTATTCCTACCTGAACTAGGAGAGTGGCACACAAAATGAGTACAACATTCAAACCTTACACAATACACGAACTCGTAGAGGCTATCTATGAGGAAAATTACTCACACTTTGATTTCATAGAAAATATGAACGGTGGAGATTGTGACTGCCACCTATGTATGACTATGAATACTATTATTAGATATTGGGGAGAGTAATGACTAGAGAAGATCTTATTGTAATGTGTGAGGAATCAATCAATACCCTTGAAGAAGTCCGTGCTTATCTAGTTAATCAGGGGGACTAATGCTAGGTTACACTAAAGAACAATTTCAAGATATCATTAGCGGTCTTTGTGGTATTGAGGCAAGTGGTGAAGATGTAGCCGCAATTAATAAAGCATTAGACTTTCTTGACGGTCTATGGGCAGAAGGGTACTTTGACTAATGCATATTGAATCCCGTGAAATTACATACCGCTCAGTTGTCGAGCAGATCTTCTTTGAAGATGAAACAGAATTAGTAGTCACAGTTGGTTGGCCTGAAGGTCAGGAACACGACTTGGATATTAGTTACGATTGGGTAACAGGAGAGCCTGAGTATCTACAAGAGTACTTGGTCAATGTCAGTGCTGGACGGTACAATTAAATTATGACACGATCATCACGCTTTATAGAATATATGAAGTTACATCTAATTAGTCTTAATCAAGATTATGAGAAATTCTATGAGGACTACTTAAATGATACTAACTACTACCAAGAAGATATAGATAATATCAGGGGACAGATCAAGGCTACTAAGCACCTCTTGTCAGTGGCTCTCGATATAATGGAACAAAGCAACCAAGGAGAGTGGGCAATCAATGAGTGAGAAGTATCCCTTTATACCAGAACATTTAACTAAAGCATTAGAGGACACCTCTATCCCATTAATCGATATAATGCACGGAGAACTTAAGAATCTTATTCTTGAATGGGAAAGCAAAGAGTTTGAGGATTGGCAATATGCCGAGGGATATATGGACTGCTTGACAGATCTATACGCTATGACCTATAATTTATCTATAGACCGCAAGCGAATAGAGGAGACCCAAAATGCCTAAATGCTTAGACTGTGGCCAGATAGAACGATTCTGGTATACCGAGACTGGACACAAACTTGGTATCTATACGGCTGACGGAATGTTAGAGGATGTAGAGACTGACCAATGGGAGGAAGTTACAGAGGGTGAGTGTGAGCCGTGTGGCTCCAAGAACATTGAGGGCAAACTGTGAGCACCCTTCTTGAACTAGACTTTGATGTATGGTTTGATACCTACAAGCCAATCCCTAATAATATAAACCCTGATTCATCCTTTGGTGGGTATATGTTTGAAACCTATGGGAATGAGTATGAGTTTATAAAGAAGGCTAAGGATAATTATATCTGGACCTATGGGGACGGAGACGACGGTGGGACTTATGTATGGAGTGGCTGGTCTTTTGTTAATAGGATTGGTTATTTTATTACTGAGGTCCCCTTTTCTGAAGGGGTAGATGTTCAAGTCTTAGTATCTGAACCTGACTTGACTTGTGAAGCCTGTGATGAGACAATTGATATAGGACACCAACACCAATGCGAGGAGCAATAAATGCAAGCAACACTATCAGACCTAGTTTTAGCAGGACACTTCGGAGTTGACTCAGGACAAGCAATGGTAGGCGACCCCTGCTATCTTGACCAATGGAAAACAGATGAAGGCGTAGAGTGGAATCTAGAAGGTAAAGAGGGCCAATATACATACCAAGGTGCTAGCGCCACTACAATCTCTAATCACTTTGGCGAACTAGGATTAGGATCTGCTGTAGTATTTAATACAGGCTATGGTGACGGATACTACCCTGTGTATGTTCAGATGAATGATGACGGCCGTGTTTCTAAGGTTGTAATTGACTTCGAAGGAGATATCAATGAAGGCTGAAATGGACTTACAAGAAAAGATCCGTATGCAAGACACATACACTGAGATTGAAGGTATCATTGAGAAGATTAGTAAACTTCCTGTAGGCCTGCCCTTAGTTTGGGTATATGCTTGGGATGTTGCTAGAGACCTATATATGAGCATACAAGAAGGCTCCGAACCAGATTACTGCACTACAGAGGACATAGAGGATGTATGGCAGATGTTTTGGAAGGACGCAGACAAGAACCGCTTCTCTTTAGAGTATGGGGCAGAAGGCCTATATGATCACATCCGTGATTGGATGACTGACAAAGAAATTATCTATGAGGTGGACGAAGATGATAACTAATAGATTAGAGAAACATCTAAGCGAGTACACACTTGCCGAACTATCCTTGGCCCTATGTGAATGGTGCCTAGACCCTGATATGAATATGTCTGAATATATGTGTCCTAACTGCTACAAGGACGACGAGCAGATCTGTGTTGAATGCTGTGGCTGCGATGAGTAATTGGACACAGCCTTCGCTATTTGATATGATTGAAGAAAACACCTACGACCTAAAGGAGAACAAGTAATGGGAGCAAGAATCAACTTTGTATTCAAGGACTCAGAGCCTGCAGTAGGGGAGCCTGCCGCTTGGGTAGTCCTTTACTCACACTGGGGAGCAGACACTTGGCGGTATGACATTGCTAATGCTATTAATCACGCTGCAATACGTATTGGTATTAATGATCACTCATACAGTACTCGAATGATGATTAGTTATCTTATGTCTGATAGTATCTTGGACGAATACGGCTATGGTATATACGCTATAACTAACAGTGGGTCAATGGATTTATATCACGAGACCGTGGTTATTGATCTAGTTAACAAAACTGTTGACGGTACACCATTCCCAGAATTTATTGAGCAAGCATTTTTGGCTGAGCAAGATAGGGGTAGGGTCATCCCTGTCTAAGGGTGAGGGGGCAATGCTGTGGTGGGCTTGCCCTCTCCCACTTTTTTTGATAGAATGGAGTATGATGAGTAGAGTTACAAGACTTAGAGCAAGCAGGGAAGAAAAGGTTGCCCAATCCATTGGGCGATTGCTTTCTGACTTTAGCCTTGATCTAGAGGCTATTGGTAAATACTTAGCAACCGCAAATCCATATGTCGTTTATGCAAGGGCATTGGAAGTATTAGAAGCAACCCAGTATAATAAAGATGTAGCAGAATATAGAGAGATAGGAAAATACTATGGCAACGACCTTTTTAAATAAAGTAGAGATACTAAGTCAGTTCTGGAACGCCTACGAAAATGATGAAGAGTACGAAGACTTTTGTGAGTATAACGATATTGGTTTGCCAATTGCCAACGCAGCCAGTAAAGGTTTGTGTTCTATAACAACTGACGGCGAAGTATTTATTGAGGAGACTTGGGAATTATTTCTTGAGTTTTTAAATATTGAGGATAAAGGGTTTGAAACTCTTAGCGATATACTGGGAGATAGGAAAATATTATAGTGACAGACTTTTCTAAGAAGTGTGAAATATTAGGTTCGCTATATGCAAACTATGGAGACGACCCAGAGTTTAAAGATTTCGTAGAGTTCAACGATTTAGGTTTGCCACTTGCCTACCTATCTAACGAAGGGCTTTGCGAGTCATCTACTGACGGAGAACGATACATTGAGGAAACTTGGACACTCTTTGTAAAATCACTTGGTCTTGATGACACAGGGTTTGAAGACATTGACGAAATGTTTCAAGCCGCACTTGACAATAAGTAATTAGTGATCCCCCTGCCGCTCTGCGGCGGGTGGGGCCGGGCTTCGGACAATTCGGACATTTAGTGCAAACCTCCCAAACCTTATTTTCCCCAAACCACATTACGAAGACATGTAAAAAATCCCTGAACTTTTTTTCATAAAAAACATTACGATGGTTTGCAAAAAATTGCTGGAAGTATATCACCAAACCTTATATCAGAAAAACCTTTTTATGTCAAACCAGGTGTATAATGGTTTTATGGGAAGAAACTATTTTTCTAAATACGGTGGTCCTTGTTTTATAAACAATGGTTTTTCTAATCATACAGAAGAACAAACTTGTATTGATCCTAACTGTTCTACTACTATGGCTAAGATTAAGAAGTTCTTTAGCTCCCGCCGCAAAAAGGAACAGGCTTTCTTTTATACTAAGCCTAGTTGTCTCCCTCCAAACAAAGAAGAATAGTCTTATCAGACATTACGATCCCCTGCGTTTTTTGCGGGGGATTACGAAAGATATACCAAATCCCCTAGTATAATACATAACAAATAGACAAACCTTTTTTCCTGGTTTTCTAGAAATTATCAAACCTTTTATATATTTTTTCCTGGTTTTCTGTAGATTTATTGGACATTTTGGAGCATTTTGTATAGGGTCTTTTAGGCTATAAAGGTTTGACAAATAGGAGGTTTGGGGGTATAATCCGCTATAAAGGTTTGGGGATATGAAGGTTTGGAGGTTTGGACATTACGAGGCCATCTGTCTAAATGCTCAATGCTCCATTTCACTCCACTTTCCTCCACTCTAAGAAAATCTAAAAAATATCAGTAAGATCTATCTGTGGATAAACCTGTGGATAACTCCAATATCAAACCAGAAAAACCTCTCAAAACCACCCTATTGACATGTGGATAACTTCCTGGTATCCTATATATATGAGACCAAAACCAATGACAAAAGTAGAAATCAATACACAAACCAGCAAATGGAGATTCCTAGATCTGGAACTAAATGTGTATTCATCAGAGGAATATAAGACCAGATTAGATGCTGTTAAGGCTGCATCAAAGTATCGTTCAAAGCACAATATCAACAAGAAAATAAAAAACGGTACACGCTCTTAGTATATGCGTATAATCATATGTCCTAAGTGCAAAAGAGAAATCCAGGTCAAATCCTCATTCGCCTATATGACCTTATATAACCATAGTAAGGTTTGTTAGTTATACTAGGGAAGATGGCTTCCTTGACTTCCCCCGATTTTTAGATATGATACAATGAATGTATGACAACATGTTTTTACTGTGATAAGGAAGGCACCCATCTCGATACCGTTAAGGATGAATCTGGATACAAGGTTTTGGCTGTCTGCTTTTCACACCTCAAAGTCGGACTATCCAGCTAAATGGAAAAGGTCAAAGTCCTATGTTTTTTCTGTGGATCTACTACCATAGTTGATATAGATAAGGTAGATACTAGGGCTAAGTGTTATAATTGTTCTTCCAGTAATTCTCATATCCCCCGCCAAATTTAAAGAGCCTTGCGATATTGTGATATAATCAACATATGGGATTTCCAAAAACATACAACCTTGACTATTATCGTGGCGACACGTTTGAGTTTAAGGTTTATACAAAAAATCAAGATGGAACTGATTTTGATGTAAGCGGCTATGAAACCTTTACCTTTAAGCTTGCCAATCAAAGAGGAGCTTCTGGAACTCAAATTACCGCAGCAGCCGCTAAAGAATCAGATCTTGAAGGGTCATACGTAAGATGTACAATCACACCTACTGTTGGAAGATCTCTGGCTGCTGGCACCTATGTCTATGATGTTCAGATAACAGATACCACACCAACTCCAGCCGTTATCTATACAATAGTAACAGGAATAATCACAGTAACGGATGATATTTCTGGAGCAGTCTAATGCTAAAGTTAGTAGTTAAAAAGCAGGATATAAGTTTAGTGACCTATCTTGGTCCAGATACATTGATAGTAAAAAAACCTAATCGATCTATCATAGCGCAAAATGACACATACATTTATGTAGAGCCATTCGTATATGTTGATGGTGGCTTATACGATAGTGAAGGAACTCTTGTCGATGCTGGGTATTACGATACAGCAATGTGGGCAGTTACATTCAATGGGGGATATGTATAATGCCGACTATACTTAAAGATTAAATGGAAAAGATATATTTAGATCCAGAGATATATTATATAGAAAATGTACTCTCAATAGCAGATCTTGAGAAGTGCCAAGCCTTCGCCAGAAATAAAGAAAGCTGGCAAATTGGGGTACACAAGCAAGATGAAATAAAAACAATGGATCAAGAGATCAAAGATATTTTTGATAAGATGTTAGTAGACTATATAAAAATAGCAGAACCTAATCTTCATATTGAGACAGTTCCTATTCTGCATAAGTATGATCCAGACTTTTTTAATCACAAACCTGAAGAGTGGGCAATGTCTCTCCATGTTGACAATAGCCCTAACACACCTTTAGAAGATGTGCAAAAGGGCTTGGTATTTTATTTAAATGATGACTTTGATGGTGGTGAGTTATTCTATGTAAACAAAGGTATATCTTATAAGCCTGTCGCTAATAC